CCCCCACCGATAGGAAAGACCCCCGCCGAGGAAATTTGGGGGTTGACCCCCGCAGTGGAAATGTGTAAAGTGATTCGTAGTTAGACCCCCGCAGTGGAAATCAGGAGAAGACAAATGGCTTACAAGTACCAAACCAATGTTAAGTATAAGGGTATCGAAGAGGTAGAGGTACACTATTGGAATTTTAAAGATATAGCACTTGACTATCTGAATGATTCTGGTAGGTATGGTGATGTAGAGTGGAAAGATGTAAAAGGAGTATGGGAATGAAAGTAGGTCAAGCATACGTTGGTAAAGACGGACAGTGGTATTACTACACAGAGAAAGACGTAAAGGAGAGCAAGGAATGATTGGGTTTACAGCAGGAAGTTTTGATCTGTTACACGCAGGTCATGTGATGATGTTAGAAGAGGCTAAGAGTGTGTGTGACTACCTGATCGTAGGTTTACACGTTGACCCTGGCCTAGAGCGTAGTGAAAAGAACAAGCCAGTACAGAGCCTCATAGAGCGTCAGTTACAGTTGGGTGCAATCAAGTATGTAGATCAGGTTGTCGTCTACTCTACAGAGAAAGAGCTAGAAGAACTTTTGTTCGCATATGAGGTTGACATCCGTATCATAGGGGAAGAGTATGAGGGATACCTGTACACTGGTAAGGGCTTTACTCAGTATGTACACTACAACAAACGTAACCACGGTTACTCAACAACAGCACTAAGAAAGAGGGTGTGTGATGCTACATAGGATGAACATGGAAGTCTGCGAACAGTGTGGTCGTATCGTAGACGAGGATAAGATAGACGACCAAGGGGTGTGCAAGCACTGTTACGAATACTCACAACAAGCAGAAGAATGGAATGAACATGACTCAGAATTTTAAGCACGAGAACAAGATATACACTGTAGCAGTAGCAACAAAGAAGGATGGCCCTGTGGCTTTACATCTGCCCCTTATGACTATGGAGAAGGCAGAAGAGACTGCGAAGTACATGAACAAGAACATGGCTTCTATGGTCTCTAAGGTTGGCCTAACCTGTGTCGCTTACAATACGACAGCTAAAGACATGGTTCCACCTTACCTGATCGACATGGAAGCTGAGTGGAATTATATGCTTGACGAGGATGTCGAATCACTCTATACAGTAGTTAATACAAACACAAATGCAGGAGGAAGCATATAATGGCTATCAACAAAACAACAGTTCGTGACATCGTTAAGGCTCGTGGTACACGGTTTGCAACGGTTAAGTTCATCAAGAAAGATGGCAGTGAGCGCACAGTAAACGGTCTGTTTCGCCCAGCCTCACACATCGTTGGCAATGCCAAGGGTCGTATGGTATCTGAGACCATGAAGGCTAACGGTTACATCCCTATCTTCTCTGTGACTGAGAATAGCTGGAAGTGTTTTCACGAAGATGCTGTAGTGGAAATCAACTAATGTCACAACATGACGATACACACGATGACGTGACTCACTGGTTGGGTAAACTATGACCCCACTAATGTGTCTTGCAGCAGCGGTCTTCTTTGAGGCTAGAGATCAGCCCTTAGAAGGCCAGAGAGCGGTAGCTGAGGTGGTGCTTAACCGTGTCGCCTCAACCCGCTGGCCTAACGAAGTTTGTGATGTGGTGTTCGAGCGTAAGCAGTTCTCTTTCACCCACGATGGAAAACATGATAGGTACTGGGAGCATGTCAACAATGTGTTTGATCGTCAGGCAGTACGGATAGCAGATGCAGTTGCAATTTCTGCGCTAGATGGAGACAGAATAGGCTTGACGAGTACCCACTATCACGCTACCTATGTATCACCAAGTTGGTCGAATCACTATCACAGAGACGGTCAGATTGGATCACATATCTTTTACACAGCCCCGGAGGGAAAATGAAATGAACCTTACACTTGAGCAACACCTGCGTGACATGGGCCTTATGGAGCCTACACAGATCGAAGAAATCGCAGCTGTTACCGATACCCGTCATATGTACCTAGAGAAAGGATACTTCAATGACCCCCGCAATAGAAATGGAGAGGTGCCGTTCTGATGACACAAATTACAGCTGAGTACATTCACCACTGNGGCAATGACCTAACGGTCGCCAATAGCGCCAGAGTAAGTTTCGCTAAAGAGAGTGAGTTAGAAGACGATGCTTGGGGTCCACCTAAGCTCAAAGAGAAAGATGCCAAGCTGATCCGCTACCTTGCCAGAGAGAAGCACATCAGCCCATTCGGACATTGCTTCGCTACCTTTAGGGTCAAGGCTCCGATCTTTGTCGCTAGGCAACTTGTGAAACATTCCTTTCTCCGTTGGAACGAAGTAAGTCGTCGATATGTCGATGATGAACCAGAGTTCTATGAGCCTAAAGTATGGCGTGGACGTAGTTCTGACAAGAAGCAAGGGTCTGACGGTGTTGTATCCACAGTTGCAGAGCCTGAGTTTGTAAATTACACAGCATTGCGTGTATATAAGCAGATGATCGAAGAGGGTGTGGCCCCAGAGATGGCTCGTATGGTATTACCCCAAAACACTATGACTGAATGGTACTGGTCAGGTAGCCTAGATGCCTTCGCAAGGATGGCTAACCTACGCTGCAAGTCAGACACACAAGCAGAGACACAAGAGGTAGCATGGGCGATCAGTCTTAAGATGGAAGACTTGTTCCCTATATCATGGGTGGCATTGAGAGATGAGTGATCCAATCAAGGTATTAGAGATAGAAGAGCATGAGGATGGCAGTGCAACAGTAAAGCTAGAGTGTGACCCCAAAACATTCGGTGCCATCTTTAACGTAGGTTTTGTGTCGTTAGTTAAGACTGGCCTATACTGGGAAACAAACGATGAAACCAAACCACAGGGGTCTTTAGATGTATAAGTTCGGCAGCGAGTTAGACAAAGAGTGGAGCAAGTTAATAGAAGACTTTAAAGGAACAGTAATGTCAGAAAATACAGCAGACATCGTGCATGAACCTAAGCACTACGCTCGATGGAAAATCGAACCTATCACCTACATCATGCGTAACGGCTTTGAGTTCTGGCGTGGTAACATCATCAAGTATGCCAGTCGTGCGGGTTACAAGCCCTACGAGGGAATGAGTGATGTCGAGAGTGAGATTACCGATCTTGAGAAAGTCATTCGGTACGCAGAGATGCGGATTAACCAGCTAAACGGGAAGGATAAGTTATGACCAAACCAGCTAAACGGGAAGGATAAGTTATGACCACCAATAGGGAAAAGCTGACAGAGCTACGCAAATACTTGAGGGCTGGTGGATATGACTTTGTTGTTACCCGGTACGAAGGTGATGTCGTACACCTAAACCTGTACCTGGGAGACGACTAATGGACAATCAAGACATTCTGGATATGTGTCGTAGGCTTGCATCTAAGTATCGTAACCACCAAGAGTTCGACGACCTTGTATCCACTGGTGTCATTGTATGTCTTGATCTAAGGGCTGGTGGGGAGAAAAACCCCGCTACGCTATACCACAGGGCAAGAGACGCAATGAACCAGTACATGAACCACGGATCATCTTTCTTGACATACCCGTCCGGCAGAATGGGGCGTGACGCATGGAAGGAAGACAACAACGAGGCTGTAGATTATCAAGACGAGGTTATCATTGCTGTAAGCCTAATGGAGTCATACGAGCTAAAGAATTGTTTACAGAAGCTCATGCGAGTTCTCACCAAGCAAGAGAGGACACTGCTTATGACTTTATACAGGAATGGCAATGACTTAACGGATGCGTCAAAGAAGTTAAAACAGTCTAGGCCAACACTAACAAACGTCCGTGACTCTATCCGAAACAAGATTGTAACAATTTGTGATCTTACACCTTGCGGAAATCAGACGTTATAGGTAAATGTGGAACGTAAGTGAGAACGTAAGTTTTACACTACTACCGACTACCAACTAAAGAAAGGAAACTTAAGTATGGCAGACATAGCGCACCAACCTTGTCCATATGTGTCGTGTGGGTCGAGTGATGCCTTTTGTTATGAAGACGTGAAGCGTGTTGGTAAGTGCCATGCTTGTAATGCTTCATACCCTTCTAACCAACAGATGCACGATTGGGCTAAAGACAGATACCCGACAAAAGGAAGAGACGATATGGCGAATGTACAGTATATAAGCAGTGGCAGAGAGAGCCAATCTGAGGGTCGTTACACTGATATGCGTGGCGTAAGCTCACACATTATGAAGTCTTACAATGTCCTGACGTTTGATGACCGACAAGAATACGTTTACCCCAGCGGGGGAATTAAGGTTCGTCGCTTGCAGGAAAAAGCCTTCTACGCAAAGAACGGTTTTAAGGGTGACGAGTTGTTCGGCATGAACCTGTTTCCTGCGGGGTCGGCTAAGTACGTTACGATCACAGAGGGTGAGTTAGATGCTTTGTCGGTTTCACAGATGCTTGGCAATCAGTACGTCAACCCTGTCGTGTCTCTACCATCTGCTACACCCTCAAAGAAGTTGTGGGAGAATTGTAAGGACTGGCTAGATAGCTTTGAGAAGATCATCCTGTCGGTGGACACAGATGATGCTGGCA